TGGTATTCCCTGAAGGACATAATAAGAAAATTAATTTATGGGGCGATGTAGGAGTTGTAATGAAATATCCTACAATAGAAACTATAATGAAATATCAAGGACTGACTGAAGAAGCAGATCCTAGTAAAGTTTTTGAAATTATAATGGATTCAATGGAAACCATTTATGAAGGAAGTGAATTACATTATATTAAAGACCAAACTATTGACGAAGTAAATGACTTTGTTAATAACTTAACTTCAGAACAGTTTACAAAGGTAAAGGGATTCTTTGAATCTATGCCCAAGATGACTAAGGATATAGAGTACAAATGTCCTAGCTGTGACAAACAGCATAAGAAAACTCTGGAGGGTTTGCAAAGTTTTTTTGGCTAATGCTCAGTCATGATTCTTTGATGAATCATTACAAGACGAACTTTGCTTTAATACAGCATCATAAGTATTCGTTGACTGAGCTGGAAAATATGTATCCTTTTGAAAGAGAGATATATACTTCTATGTTAGTCAAACACCTTGAAGAAGAAAAGGCTAAGAACGAACAACAAAATTTAAAAATGAGAAATAGATAGATGGCACTACCAACTCAAACACCAACAGACAAAGACGCTTTACCAGATAGAAGAAAAGCTACTCCTAAGAACGAGGAGTTGGCTAAACTAATTGGTGAAGAAATAGAACAGATCATGCCTACACAGGAACAATCTGCTGAAGAGATGAAAGTGTTTACTATGATGGCTGGATATTTAGAAGTCCTCGCTGGTAAATCTAAAGACGATGAGGGTGGTGGTGGTGATGAAGGATCTGCGTTCAGTAAGTTAGGCAAGTTGGGTAAAGTCCTTGCTCTAGTTATTGGTGGACTAATTGGATTAATTGGTGCCCAGTTAAAAGCTATTGGAATGTTCGCTAAGTTATTCGCTCCTGCAAGACTTCAAGCACAAATAAGAATGACCTTTAAAGGTCTTAGCAAAACTGTCAGAGGGTTTGGTACATCTATCAGAGCTGGGTTTGCTAAAATGCTTACACCACTTACAAACTTATTTAAAGGTGGAGCAAAAGGTGCTTTAGGCAAGACTCCTAGAATATTAAGAAACTTTATGAATGGTCTTAAACCATTCGGAACTGCATTCTCTCAGATGTTTGGTGTACTAAAAACTGGGATGAAATCTTTAGCAGGAACTGGTGGTATGCTTACCAAAGTAATGAATATGTTCAGAGCTGTTGGTAGCTACATTGGTACATTCTTCAAAGCCATATCTGGTGTAGCAAGAGTTGCTTCAAAAGTTTTCTTACCAATCTTAATTATCATAACATTATTCGATACAATAAAAGGCATGATGAAAGGTTTTGCTGAGGGTGGTATTATTGGTGGATTAACTGGAGCTGTGAAAGGTTTATTTAATTCATTAATCTTTGGACCACTTGATATGGTAAAGGGTGCTGTTGCTTGGCTACTTGGTTTGTTTGGTTTTGATAATGCTAAGAATGCACTTAATAGTTTTTCATTCGCTGATATGTTCAGTGGCTTTATAGATGCCATCGGTAGTTTCTTACAAAACATCTTAGACTTTATGGGTGATATTTTAATGGCACCTATCCGACCTATTATGGAATTATTTAATTCTATGATGAATATGTTTACTAATGCTGATGGCGAGGGTATGTTTAAAAACATATCTGACTTCTTCTTTGACTTAATACTAATCATACCAAAATTCTTCTTAAACATTTTAGATGCTGTAGCAGGATTGTTTGGCTTTGATGGATTAAAAGAAAAGATCTATGGTATGTTTGATGCAATCATGGATAACTTTGGTATCCCTGCATTCTCATTCACTATTCCAATAATTGGTAAGAAAGTTTCCTTTGATGGATTCTTCCCATTCAGAGATTCAGATCCTTCAACTTCGGTAGAAGGTGGGGATGAGGGTTCACCAGTTGAAGGTACAGAAACTGCTGGTGGTGTTAAGATAAATAAAAAAGATAAGATAATGACAGATGGGGATGGTAATCAAACTGTTCTCAAGGGAGACACTTCTGAGTTTATGGATTCAAGTAAAATTGATGAAGCTATTAATAGAGAAAAGAAGATCGCTCAATCTGGAACAGATGGCGGAAGTAGAGGTGGCAGTACGACTGTCGTGAATAATACTAATGTAAACAACCAAGCCAATACTGCCACTAATTCTATGGCATTCCCTAAATCAGCTAAGAACAAAGATAATAACTATAATCCATTCCTTAGATATCAAGGAGCTTAACCTCTCCATCAACTTTACCTGATGGTCCCCAGTATTCAATATATTTACAAGACTTTATGGCAATGTTCCTAGGATCTCGTTCCTTAACAAATTGTTCAGCTTCCCCATAGGTATGATGCATAACTTCCTGCTTGATCATTTCCTTACTAGTTCCCTCAAGATAACTCACTTCGAACTTATGTAGATGTGCTGTGTAGTCATATCTACCATCATTCATGTTCGCCACCTTTACCTCTAGTTAAGATACCATCCACTTTAGCATTTTGTACTTGCTTGAAGTATATGTAAGTCAGAACAGTCATAGTAATAAAGAGAGCATGTGCAAGGGCAGATATGCCAAAGGCATAAATGCTTTCTATGATATAGATACCAAATGTTGCTGACCACATCCATGCTAGGATTTGCATAGACATAAATTTGACTTGAAAAGGCAAATGGCTAATCGCATTCAACCTGTCATTCATTATTAGATTCCAATAGTGTTTCATGTAGTTCCTTTCATTATAAAAAGAAAGGGGATCTTACGATCCCCTCTCCGCAGATTTTGAATCTATTACTCAGAGTCTGCTATTTTTTGGAAGTATGACATTACATCTTCTTCCTCTCCAGCTGGTGAAGAAACTTCAGCCTGTGGAGTTGGCTCAGCCTTTGCGACTGGCTCAGGTGCGACAGCACTCTTAGGTGCAGGTGCTGCTGCTACAGTTTCAAGTACTGCATCAGATGCTGTACCCAATCCTGCGTTTTCATCCTCGAGAACATCCATTAGTCTTTGCGACAATGCTTCGAAAGACTTGAACTGGTCTGGTGCAACAAACTCAGATAGCTTATGCTGTTTTTCAACAATGCTAACTAACTCTTCATCAGAACCATTTACTGCTTTCACCTCTGTGAATTGGCTTTCATCATAATTAGGATAGCCAGCAACCTTCTTCATACGAAGTCTGAAGTCAGCTCCTGTCCATAAATCAAATACATTCACAGGTTTCTCATCCTCAAATGTAGGTCTGGCTTTTTCCATGATCTTATCAAAGATCTTTTTACCAAACTTATACAGTCTGACCTGTCCTTCATTCTCGGGATGTTTCGGATCACTCACAATTAAAACATTGACCATATAAGATAGTCTTCGTTTTTGCTTACGAGCAATTTCTTTATTAGCTTCAGAGCCACTGTTCCATAGCTTTGAATTCAATTCACCCACAGGGTCTTTATCACCCAGTGTAGTTAAACTGTTTTCAATATACCATTTTCCAGTTGGACCTTGGAAGCCATGACTAAACACACGAACCCACGGCAATTCGTCACCCTCTACTCTAGGTAGAAAACGAAGTACTGCTGTTGCGTTGCCTGCTTTATCTGGATCAAGTTTCCAGAATCTTTCATCTGGTCCATAATCCTTTTTCTTAGAACTCTGGGGATTAGCGATCTTGTCGAACTCTCCAGATATTTTGGTGAAGTCGGACATGGAATCCTTCTTCAGTGATGTTAAATCAACCATAATTTTACTCCTTATTATATGCGTTATATGCGTTGTATTGTTTTATAATACTTGAAAAAAACTTAAAAGTCAAGTTCAAGTACTCTTATTTAGTTCAGATAAATCAGCTTCAAACGAGAGGTAAGTCTGCTGAAACTTAGATTTATCAAACTTCACAAAGCCTTTCGACTTCGCTATCCTGAGAACATCTTCTTCAAAAGCAACTCCTGCTTTCAAGTCCCAATTCTCAAAGAATCCTTTATAATGATCCAAGATGCATACAGTTTGTACATGTACATGCTCACCAAGAACCATCTTCATTAGTTCGGGAATTACCCCATTAAAATTATATAATTGTTTCTCTGTCAATTTCTCTTTTTCTAAGTGTAATAAGATTGTGGAGAGATCTGATTTAAAGGTGTTATGCATGGATTCTCGCACTCTATTCCATTTGGTTGCATAGGTATCGGATGTAATCCTGGAATAGAGGGTTGCATCATGCCCATAACTGAAATTACTGACAAAGTAATCAACAATATCACGATCGCTTTTGAAATCATCGCTTAGTTTCTCAAAAAGTTTGACATCATTACGAACATAGAACTTCTCCCTACTGCCACGAATGGCACCTTTATTCTCAAAGACATTATACTTCTTATTATGAAAGTGTAATTTAAGAGCCATGTATAATTTATAGACACGATACCCATCCATTAAACATCCAACTTCGCAGTTTTCGGTAGATAGTTCAGGTCGCTGAAGTTTGCTTCTAGTTTATCCTTCAATGCCCCTCTGATAAGACCTTTCATCTCTTTCGGATCTAAGTTAGCTTTATCGCAATATTCTAGTATTGCGTCCATGTGTGTTATTCCTTGCTTTTCTTTTACCACTCTCTCAATGTATTGAGCAAATGATTTAGAATTCTCAAACTGAGTAGGAAAAGCCTGCGTTTTCAATTCGCTCATATATAGATCCTTTATTATTAAATTTTGTTAAGTAGTGGTCAATAGATGTAATACGATCAGATACCTTTTCATACTCAGCCATCTTAAGATTATAAAGCGACCATGCTTTAGTATCTGGATTATCGGGATTCATGTGGTCACCCTGCACGTGGAGATATTTATTGAACCAACGATCAAGTCGTTCGATTTCAGTTTTCATATCAGCTTTCAATGTGGTCAGCCCTGGGATATCTCGACGGATAGCAAAGTGCTGTATCTTATTACTCAATTCTACATGGTTCATTATATTATTCTCCTTCATTATAATTTAATTGCTAAGACTACCAAAATGGCAATCAAAATCACATTCACTAGAAACAACTCTATCGCTAGAATTGTATGGTACCAAACCCATCTTGTCTTATACGCATTATCAATAGATAGATCATCTGGATCTGGGTCTTGATGCGTGGTCTTTACTTCTTCTTCTGGTTTCTTAAGATCGTTCTTAAGCATTTCCCAAATAACTTTAAACATTTTTCTCCTTAGGTGTTTGCTCAGACCATTTAACAATCTCTCTTTGATTGTCTTTCCAATACCACTTAACGAATCCTGTACGCATTAAAGATTCTATGGTATCGGCAATGACTTGAGTATTTTTTCTGCGTCCCATTATATACCCAAGATAAACTAATATTCCTGAATACAAAATTACTACTATTGCTCTTGCAATTGGTTCTTCCATACTACCCTCTTCTCATTTTAGCGACATCTATCGCTTGTTGTTTATTAATAACTGGTACAGCATTAGACTTATGCATCTGAGCGATACCTGTGACTAATGTACCTGTATATTTCTGTGGCTCTTTCTTAAAAGTATTACCAGACATCTTGCCCTCAGTAGACAACGACTTATACTTTTCATTATATTCTTTCATCTGTTTCTCACGTGCTTTAGCTTCAGGAGATACCTGTAATGGCTTAAACTCCTTAGCACGTTTTTTTAGCTGGTCGGGATGTACACCATTTTCACGAAGCCAAGCATTATGTGCCTGCTCACGTGACTGCCATCCTGGCTTTTTTTTCACTTTAGATCTACCACCCATGCGAGTAGTATTATAATATATTGGTAATAATGCCATAATAAACCTATTCTATATGATTATATGTTAAAAGTAAAGAACTTTCTCACTTATTTTCAATTATTTTTTTAGCTATATTCAACGACTTTGCTTCAGACTCGCTCATCATAGCACATTCAAATGCCTTGAGTTCTAATTCTTTCTCCGCAATTCGTCTTTCAATCTTCACGAACAATAGTTGTTCGCTGAGAGTCTCACGTGATTGGTATTGCATATCGCCATAAATCTCTTTTAAGAATTTAATCTCTTCTAATACATCAATCATCTGAATAGTCCTCTCTTGCTTTGTCAAAAGAAAGATGCTTAACATACTCCCAATTACCATCGGTGTATTTGTAAGTAGATCTTGAACAACCTTTGTATCCTTCAAAATCCTTTTGCTTAAACCATTCACCATCTTTTTGGTAGATGATTGGTTCTTGATAACCACGATATCCTTCGTGCTCAAGCTGAGATTGTTCAAAAGAAGATTGCCATCTATCAGACCTTACTTCCCAGTCGATAACATACTCTTCAGATTGAACAGTTTTATATTCAATCATCTTACATACATCAGCGACAATTTTTTTCATCGCATCTGTATCATTAATGTCAATGTTCTGAACTTTATAGTCTGAACCACCTTTAGATTTCCAACGATCGTTTCCTTCTCCAGGATTTTCAACATTATAGTTTTCGTTGTATTGTGTACTAATAATTACTTGCATAATATACCTCTCAAATTTACAGTCCTGCGACTGCACCCATTAAATAAAGTGATAAACAACATACCACTACCAATAAAAGAATTCCTTTAAACATTATATGTCATCTCCAAAAGTTTCCTTTGTGTGTAGATAAAGTGCTACACAAGCACAGTAGAATGTAAATCCCATAACTGGAAATATTACAAAATATAGAATCGTTTCTAACATTATATAATTCCAATCTCTGATGCAGTCTCTGCTTCAGTTTGAAATATAGATTCTGCCCACTCGCCATTCTTTTCAAGATAAGCATCTTTAGCATCTAACAATGTTAGATATTTTTTATCAGCATAATCGCTGATATAATCTTGAGCTGATTCTTGAAGCTCTACTACTAAATTTCCTATTTTACTCATATTTTTTTCCTCTTTTTTATTGTTAATATACCTATATTGTACCCTATTTTGTTCCAAAAGTAAAGACATTTCTCACTTTTTTTTGATTTTTGTTTCATTTAAAATCAAGGACTTAGGCAACCTTCTTGGCTGCCTGTTTTTTAGCTGAGATATAGAGTCTTGCTCTAGACTGCATTTCATCAGCATCAAATACTGCGAAATAAGCAGGTTTTTTCTCAGTCTTACCTGTTTCTCTGTTTTCTACTTCTCTCATTCTCATTAAAGAAGCGACCTTTTGCATACCTTTAAATGCAGCTCCTGGAACACCATAATGTTTGATGCCTTGTTTAAAAGTACATACTCTTTCAACTTCTGCACATGCGTCAGCATTTACACCAGAATATTCGTAGTTATTTGTTATATTAATTGTCATAGTTATTTACCTCTCGTTTTTTTATTTAATATACCTATATCTTACCCTATTATGAACCAAAAGTAAAGACATTTCTCACTTTTTTTCAATAAAAGTTTCATTTAAAAACAAGGACTTAACAAAAAAAAGGGAAACCATTGCTGGCTTCCCCTTAAAAGATTGGAATTTTTAGTGTTTTTTAACTTTTTTTCTTAGATGATTTGGTTTTCTTAGCAGTTAATTCGTTGCCGTCTTTATCTACTTCTACTTCACCAATAACATGTCCTTGAGAGTTCTCAAGAATTTTGAAGTATTTTTTCTTAGCTTCATCTTCATCTACTGCTTCGAATGCTTTTTTAAAGTCTTCGTCGCCATCTTCTAGAGTACCCATTACAGTA